GTGAGTTCTGATATAGAGGAGTGGATGATATATAAAGTTCCTATGCCCAACAGAGATGCTGGAATACTTCATTGTCAGGAATATAAGGTTGATACAGAATGTGGGCCTATCCATTATGTGGCTCAAGGAAAGAAACCTCAATTTAAAACTCTTGTCTTTGCTGCGGTATCTAAGATGTTGCGTGTTGCTATAGATCATTGTCGTACTGCAGGAGGTGTTCCGAAAAAGAAAAGATTGGAAAGTATTCTATGGAAGCTTGTTGAGAAGCCAGAGAATTTTACTGTGTGGGATGATGGTGATCTTGGACCAGAAGCCCGACAGGCGATGTATTCAAAGTTGAGATTGTTTTTCATTCCGTCTGCTATAAAGTATGTTGTGGACTATCTGCTACAGAAGCCACGCATGATGTTCGAGCGTGGTCGCTATATTATGGTTGGTCTAAAATGGTTGTATGGAGGAGCTCATAGATTTTACTCCCTTATGCATGGAGATCAACCCGGAAAATTTGTTTGGGATGAAGGTGACTGGTCTAAATATGATTTGTCAATTATGGCACTGTTATTAATGCTATACAATCAATCTGCCCGAATATATCAAAATGTCACCAGTGTCTATGATTATTTGTTAGAATATACAACCGAGCAGATAGTATTTAAAATTCTTCGTTTCCCTAACAAAAAATGGCGAGGAATTATAGGTGAGATGCCTAGTGGTGATTTTAACACATCGCACGGAGATTCTTGGATCCAAGCCGTGTTGTGGCACACCTACATCATAAGCGTGGAACAGAAGAATAAGGCACTTATTCCGCGTATACGGGAATGTTTAACAAATTACTCACTTTGGATTGCTGTCTATGGAGACGATTATTTGATGTGTATTCCTCAAGACCTTAGTCATGTTATAAGTGGACTAGGATATGGCGAGTTCATGGCCGAGAATTTTTATATGGAGCAGAAGAAATCTACGGTCAAACGCCATACGCAATTTTTATCTACAATTGATCCTCTTGTAGGTGAATTGGTTCATGTTGGTCCCAAATTTCTTAAACGTTACTTTATTGGCGCAACGATACGCGGAAAACAGCAGGTTGTTGCATTTAGACCTACTAGACCTTATTATGCACGATGTACCCACGTTGTAAATCCTAGTCTTCCGGT